GGCGCAGCATCTCAGCGACCTTCGTGACTCCCGTGCGCGTCAACACTCGGAGCCCCCCTTCTTTTTTGCTGTAGTCCGCCCCTTCGGTGAGGAGCCCTTCTTTTTCGGTGGTGTGCGTTTGCATAGATCATTGGCCCTTTGCCCAAAATTCTGTTTTTCGGGATCAATCACCCCTGGGGCACAGACATCAGAAGCGGCACCCCCTCCCCCCCTACTACCGGCACCGGGGGCATCATCGGCCTCGGCCGTGGCCTGACTGGCATGGCAAGTGGCCTGACTCGTGGCCTCGCCTCTGTTGTTCATGGCGCGAACCTCTGATCTCGAATCAGAGGACGGCGCCGGAGCCGGCAGCGCCAGGCTGTCCGCCTTTTGTCCGGACGTTTCCCCGGCAACACCGGTTGCAATCTCATCTTCGACCAGCTCGGCCTCGATCACCGGCAACGAATCGACAAACGCTTGCACCTGGTCCGCTCGCACCTCGACACGCTCGACCCGGGCCGTGGCTTCGCCGCTCAACAGCTGATACTTGTCGAGCATCACGGCCGTCGTGATTGCTGCATCCTTGGCAGACTTCAGATCCGGGATTAGCTCGAGCACCTTCTCGACACCCAACCGGGAAGCCTTGCGAAGATCCTTGAGGAGCTCTCTTTTATCCTGCTCTATAGAAATCCCCTCACGGTCACGGACAGCGCAAACGGTATTGCGAGACACTCCAAGCGCCCGGGCCGTGGCACTGATACTCTGACCCTCGGCCGCCATCCTAACCACCGCCGCATAAATGCCGGGCCGATCCCGGTGCAATCGCTCGCCGGTAAACTCCCCAGCGTCAGCAAGTCTCTTCTCTGCTTCCTCTATCTCCGAAAAAAAAGAAAGGACGGGGGCGGCAACCTGGGCGGCCGCCGCTTCCTGTATCAGACTGGCGCCGCGCTTTGCCATCATGCTACGCGCAGACGCGGCCGGCGGCCGATGCGCCGAGCCTCGAGCCAGGCCACCGCGGACGGTTCCGGGATCAATGCCCGGGAGCCGACCCGATAATGTTCCAGCTCACCCGATGAGAGCGCCGCCGTGATCGTCCGCCGGCTGAGCCCCAACCGGGCCCCGAGATCCGCAATGGAGAACACCACCGGCAACCCCGGCACCGCTTTGTTTGTCTCTTGAGCCATAAAAAAAGAAAAAGGGCCCGGCGCCCTCAATGCGGCCGCACCTGGCACGCCTCCGGGCTCATGTCATGTTCTGCGCAATAGCGCACCAGGGCGCCCGCGGCCGTGGCCGCCCGGACGATTTCCCGCCAGGGCCCGGTGAGCGGGCAAAACCCGTAGACCATCCACCGCGCCGGCGCCCGGCGCCGATCCGCGGCCGGCTTCGCCCGGCGACAACGCAACGCGGCCGCCGCGGTCATCGCTGGCCCCTCCGCATCAACTTTCCGAGCTCGTGAAACACCCCGGCCAACGCGACCAGGAACGAGCACAGCAAAAATAAAATCACGGCCGAATCATTCACGCGGCGGCCTCCGGTTGAGCGTCGCCAGCCTCGAGCCGACGGCGCTGAATTTCATTGATGAGGATAAGCCGGACGGCCGCGGAGCGGCTTAAACACTGGCTCCGCGAGAGATCATCAATCTTCTCGAGGATGTCCGCCGGCACGTGCAGGGCGAGCACTTTGGTGGGCATGAGGAACACTTCTAGGTAGTTCTACCTAGAACGCAAGATATTTCTTGCTAGAAATTTCAACCGTGCGACATTCACCCCATGAAACGCACACCCCGGCGCAAGTCGGACCAATCCGCCGGCAAGGGCCGCACCCGCATCAGCACCACCATTACCGAAGCCACGGACGCCGAGCTCTGCCGCCTCGCCGAAGCCTCGAGCCTCACCCGCGCCGCCATGGCCCGGGAATGCATCACCGACGCAGTAGCCCGCGGCCTGACCATCACCGCCCACAAGAGCCACGCCGGCAAAGTCATTGATTATCCCCTGGCCCACCCCGGAAACCCCACCGCCCGCGCTGCCGACGATGCGGGAGCGTGATATTAACTCCCGAATACTCGGAAGACAATATCATTCGCGGGCCCTGGCCCGGCAGCTGGTTTTGACCCCCTCAAAAAAACTTTTAGATTTTCCTTGCGCGTTAGCGAGCGCACGCTAATATTCACCACGTAGCGAGGCAAAACGCCAAGCAACCAAACCGGAAGAGCCGACCGGAACAAACGGGCAAATCAAAATATGACAAACATACAGCACGACCTGTTCGCGCCTCGTCCCATGATCGAGGTGAAGATCGTTGAAACCCGCGTTTGCGAACCCATCGCCCGCGCCGCCGGCACCCCCGAGAAAGTCGCCGCGGCATGGAACGCGCACGTGACCACCGCGCCCTGGTATGGCGACGGCCGCGAGCACCTGGTCGCGTTCGGCATGGACACCCGGCACAACATCACCGAGCTGTTCCTTATTGCCATCGGTTCCTTGAACGAATGCACGGCCCACCCGCGGGACATTATGCGCCCGGCCGTCATCGCAAATTGCTATGCCATGGCCCTTCTGCACAACCACCCCAGCGGCGACCCCACGCCCAGCGAGGCCGACCGCGCCTTGACCCGCCGCATCCGCGAAGCCGCCGACCTTTTACAAATCCACCTGCTTGACCACGTCATCATTGGCCAGCCCCGCGACAACATGCCCGGCCATTTCAGCTTTAAGGAGCACGGCCTGCTTTGACCGCCCGACACCGGCGCCGCCTCGAGCGGCGCCGGAACGGACGGCCAACCAGCCGACCAACACAACAACACAACCGGAAGAGCCAACCGACCAAACGGGCAAACAACCACATGACCACGCTAACCAAATCCGTCACCCGCAAAGCCCGCACCACACCGGCCGCCCACGGCGTCCGGCCCGAGCTCGTCATCTCGCTGCACCCCGGCGGCATCATCGGCATCCGCGAAGCCGGCCGCCGCGACGCCTCCGGCATCATGTTCGAGGCCGCCCGGCTCTACGTCGACGGCATCCGCAACAAAGCCGCACAGATCCGCGCCGAGAAGCGCAAAGCCCGCGCCGCCAAACGCCGCCGCTGACCGCCCGACCCCGGCGCCGCCTCGAGCGGCGCCGGCACGGACGGCCACCAGGCCAACCACACAACAACCAACCGGAAGAGCCAACCGACCAAACGGGCACACCGACCGAATGAAACTGACAAAAATCAAACTCCGCGACAACGAGCACAGCTACGTGAACGACACCAACCCAACGACGCTTTACGGTCAAAAATCCGCGTGCATCCAGCAACGCGACGCCGGGGATTGGTGCGTCGAATACCGTGACGGCGCCCGCTTTGTCTCCCGTCACCGATACGCCACCGCACGGGAAGCAATCGCCGCGGCCCGAGACGGATACCAGGTTGCCAAGACCACAACCGGCGGCGCCGGTTGGCCCGGATTCATGGCGGATCAGCTTTACAACACGGCACGCGGCGCCGTCGATGCCCTACAAAATTACGTTGACCGCTGCCACCGCCGCGGCCTGCGGCCGGACTTGGACCGTTTCATGCACGCGCACAAAACCACCGGCGCAAACGATTGACCGCCCGACCCCGGCGCCGCCTCGAGCGGCGCCGGCACGGACGGCCACCCGGCCAACCAACACAACAACACAACCGGAAGAGCCAACCGACCAAACGGGCACAACAACACCATGAGCAGATACACGCAACACCGGCCCCCGTGCTTCATCACGGCCCGCTTCCCCAGCACCTGCCCCGAGACCGGGAAGCAGATCAGCAAAGGCGATTCCGTCGCCTACTACCCCGCCACCCGCAAAGCCTACCACGAAACCAGCAGCGCCGCGGAGCAGATCCGCGGCATGCAATTCGCCCAGGCTTGGAACATGGCAGACGCCAACTACTAAAATGACAATCCAACAACAGCAAACCGCCCGCGACCTAGATCGCGCCGTCGAAATTGCCTATCAAATGCGCTTCAGCGCCGAGCATGAACACTGCCCATCCGTCCGCGACTTCTACGAGCTCCGCGGGCTCCACCAACGCGGCCGCATCGGCGACTGCATGCTGGCCGCCGCATTGCGCAGGGCCGCCGCCGGCGCAGCGCAAAACCTCGGAGGCGCCGACCAATGACCGCCACCATCACCCAAGAGCTCGAAGACATCCGCGCCGAGCTCGACCTGGGCGAGCGCGACGGCCGCGCCGCCGGCGCCAGAACGGCCGCGGAATTGTTCGACGGGCCGGAAAGCGAAAACGCCGCGGCCTTATGCCTGGCCGACTTGGCCGACGGCAACCCGGATTTGTGGTTGCAATGTCCCGAGCCGCACCACATGCACGGCGACAGCTACCTAGACGGTTACGGTGCCGGATGGGCCGCCGAGCTCGAGCGCCAGGCGCGACTTGTCTTGATCGTGGCAACCGACTTCGAGACCGTCCCCCATTGACCGCCGCACCCCGGCGCCGGATAATCCCGGCGCCGGCAGCGGCCGCCAAACCATGAGCGCACAACAAGCAAAACAAATCGCCCGCGACACCGTCCGGGATCTTCTCGCCAAACATCCGCCCGGGCTCGTCGTCATGATCCTCCGCGAACTAAAGACAATCCTCCGCGCCACCAAAGACATCACCATTTACGCACCAACCGAAGGAAAGCAGACGCATGAAAACCAAAACACCCCGCACCCCTAACGCGCCCGACCTCTGCCCCCATTGCGGCGCCTCCATCAACGCCGCCAGCCTCCTCGCCAAACGTCCCAGCCCCGCCCGCGCCGCCGCCGCCCGCCGCGCCGCCACCTTCCCGCGCCCCAACCGCAGGAAAGCAGCAGCATAAAACTCCCGCAGCCCGGCACCCCTTACTTCCCCGGGTCCGCCGGCTCATCCCGCATCATCAGATGCGCCCCCGCAAACGCGCACCCCACGCACGCGACAAACCCCAGCACCCACGGCCAGCCCGCCGCCGCCGCCATTATGACACCGCGGCCCCACTCCAGCCTCCCCGAGAAATCCCACGTCGCAAACATCGACGGCCCCGCCCACGTTGCACCCAGCACCCCCGACATAAACGCACAAGCCAGCGCACCATAGCACCCCACCGCCAGCAGCACCCAACTCAGCGCCCTCATGGTCCAAAACTAAGCGCCGGCCGCGCCTCCAGCCAAGGCCGAATATCCAGCAGCAACCGCTCCGGCACCGCTTCCCCCCGCTGAATCCGCCGCCACACATGCGCCCCCGACGGCGTATCCGTCGCCCGGATCACCACCGACGGCCCCACCGGCAGCCCCTCCGCCGACGTCCGCACCCGCACCGCGATCGGCGCCACCCCGATGTATTCATTATTCCGCTCGATATACGCCCCCCGCGGAATCGTCTGCACCAGGATCTCCCGGAAATGCTCCACCTCCGGCGCCGCCACCGGCACCGGCCTCGAAGCACACCCCACCAACGCCGCCAGGACTAAAGCGGCGCCGGCTCGTGAACCAAAGCGTGATAATGTTTCCATGTAGTTTTAATGTCCCCGTGACGCAGCAACCGGCTCGCCACCTCGATCCCATCCCGCATCGCAATCTCCGCGCCGAACTGCTTGCGCAACTCATACGCCCCCTTCGTCCGCTCCGGAATAAACGGACGCACAAACGCATTGATCGTCCGGTGCGTCAGCGCATGCGCATCCGTCGGATTCGACCGCGGTATGACAAACTCCCCATCCCGCCCCAGCGCCCGCCGCAGCTGAGCCAACAACCGCAACCGCACCGGCACCTCCCCACTACGCCCCTTCGGCTTCCACCACGAACCATCCGGCAACCGCGTCCGCACCAGACGCAGCAACGGCGACCGCTTCCCCTTCACCACCCAATCCCTGCGAAGCGCCGCCACCTCAATATTCCGCAGCCCACACCACCGCATCAAAGCATACACCGCCCACACCCGCCGCTCCTCCAGATCCGCCGAAGTCCGCAGCTTTTCCGCCGCCGCATCCATCTCCCTAAGCACCGCCGCCGGAATCAAAGCAAACCCCTCGAACTCCTCCTCATCATCCTTCGTCTCCACCCGCACCTTCCGCAACTCCGCCACCTCCGGCATCACCAACCGAGCATCCCGATACCAATCCATCGCCAGAGGTTGAAACATCGCCAGAATCTGCCGCGCCGTCGACTTCCGCCCCTCCGGCGAGCCAGGCCAAGCCCGCAAATAAGTCCGCAACTCCCCCGCCGTGCAACGCGTCATCGCCACCGCATCCGCATCACCCCCCGCGAACGCCCGCACCCACTTCCGCAACGTCGACACATTATTCCGCTTCGTCGAAGCCTCCGACATCTGCAACCACACCCTACAAACATCCCCCACAGACGCATACCCCGGCCGCGCCATTGTTTCCCGCGCATCCCCATGCAGCAGCTGCTTGGCAATAATCTTCGCTTGCGCCTGGGCCAGTTTCTTGTCAGTGTGCCCGGTCGATCGGTTATGACGCTTGCCATGAATCAACACCCGGTAATACCAGCAGTTGCTATCGTGCGGTTTGTATACCGATACCTCGCCATGCTTACGCTGGCGCCGAGCCACTTTACAGTCCACTTCCATACGCGCATCATTGCCCAAGGACGCGCATCTTGCAAGAACTATTTCGTCACGAGATCAGAACCCGCATCAGAGTCCACTGGCGCGGAAGTAAGATCTTACAAGAGTAAAAGCAGCCATAGCTCAATTGGATAGAGCATCTGACTACGGACCGCTGGTTTCTCTCTGTCGGATTGGCACTCAGGCCAGATAGCATACCACTTAGCGGATTCTTTGCTCGTAGTCCCAGGCCCTTTGTTCCGGCGTGCCCTCGGGGATCTGGTCGAGCAGCTTGAGCACGGATTCCATTTGCTCCACGCCGTCGGCGTTCCAGCTGAGGATGGCTTGGGCGTAGCGCGTCAGCGCCACCTGCATATTCTTCTCCTCGATGTAGCGTTCGCTGATCCCGTAGACCTTCGCGTCCTGGCGCAGCTTGTCCATGCCGCCTAGGCTCGGCCAATTCTGCACGATCTGATGCCCGCGCCGCAGGAACTCCAGGTATTGCAATTGCGTATGCAAGGCCCGCAGCTCGTTCGTCGGCAGCTGGTCCACCGGGAACTCCGGATTCCGCAGGATCGTGCTCCAGCCCTTCGCGGCCAGGCGCGTGTCGATTTGCCGCAGCGTCGCGTCGACTTCCTCCACCTTGCGCATACTCATCGAGCCGAATCCCATCGGGTCCCGGGCAAACAGGCGCCCGACAAATGGCAACTCCGCCGCCTCCAAGTTCACCGGCTTGCCCCCGCCGACCGACTCCAGCAGCTTCACCGTCTCGTCCGCCTGGCGGCCGATTGCTTGGCGCATGATGTATTCGATCTTCGCCGGCGAGTAGTCGATCCATTTGCCGACCTTCCGGTAGAAGTCCGGCGTGCTCATGTAATATTGCTCGCTGGCCGGCAGCGCCGACATCCACGGCGACACGATATGCTTCTGCTTGAAGTAAGAAAAATTCGCCTGTGCCTCGAACAGCGCCGTCATTTGCGGACCGAACACCGCCAACGGCGACCCCACATCGAACACCCGGTTCACCAGCAGCATCGCCTCCTTGCGCCCCAGCTCCTTCGGTCGCTCCAGCAAATGATCCATCATCGCATTCCAGGCCAACGACTGCACCACGCCCTCCGGACCGTAGGCAAAGGCCAGGCGAAATCCGCCCACATTGGCATACCCCATCCGCTCCTCGATCGGCCGCTCGCGTTCGCGTTCCTTGTCCTCCTCCGACATCCACATATACGTCGCGCCCGCGCCCGCGCTCGACATCGCCGCCACTTGGATGAGCCGCGCCGCCATGCGTCCCCGCACCGCCGGGTCCGGATCGGTCAGCACCTGGGCGAAGTTGCGCATGCCCTGCACCATCGGGTTGAAGAACATCATCGGCCGCATCATCCCCCGCAGATTCGCCGACAGCGGATGCTCGTTGAACTGCCCGCTCGACGTCCAATACTTCATCGCCGCCTCTTCGTCCTTCGCGCCCATCTTCAGCGCATAAGCCGCCGCGCCCTCCCGGGCCCCGGTCTCCACCAGCGGCGACAAGATCCGCCCAAACGTCAGCGCGTTAATAATATCCTGCGACTTGAATCCGATCAGCGGCGTGTAAAGCAGGTAATTACTCGGCTGCAACCAAGTCTGGAGCGCCCGCGCCGTCGGGTCCTTCGACGTCCCCACGTAGAAACCTTCCGTCAGGAACTGCATCACCGAACTCCGCCGCAGATGATCCATCAGCTCCGTGCTCGAAGGCTCCACCCGGCTGAGCAGCAGACCGTCTTGTGCCAGTTGCGGATACTTGCCCGACAACTTATTCCACAATCCCTGCACCAGCGAACCTCCCGGCACCCACCCGATTGCGTCCGGGTTGAGCAGCATTTGCGAGATCATGTCACGTTGCAATCCAGCCACCGCGAACGGCGTGCTCTGCGTGATCGTCCGCTTGTAATTCTCCGACAGCGGCCCCGCCATCCAGTTGAGCGCCTTCAGCACCCCATCCATCGCCTGCTTGTTGGCAAAGAAATTGAACATCGCCGGGTCATTGACCAGCAAGTAACGCCGCTCGCCGCCCCGCAGGTAGCTTATGACATTGGCATCATTCGGCCGCGTCGGCCGCCAGATCCCGTCGAACTCCAGCGCATCGAGCAACTTTAGATCCTCGTCCCGCAGTTGCGGTTGGAATCCCATCTGCTGCTTCATGTGCTTCTCTACGGCCGCCTTCACCTGCTCGCGGATCTGCGCCGGCGTCGCCGCCGCTTCCGTCGGGATGTTCAGTCGCACCACCTGCTGCCCGGCCATGGTCCGCGTCAGCACCGGCACCTTCGGATCATTGGCGATCTTCGCCGTGACGTCCTCGAGGAGCCACATCAGTCGGTTGTTTGCGTGAGCATCCAGCGCCTGCTTCGTCTTGTTGATCGCCACCGCATTGAGATCCTCGATCGCCTCCTGGCTGCCCTTGATCGTCATGTCGCCGGATTGCACATCGCCTTTCGAGCTCGTGCCCGCCCGGTTGCCATCGCCGTAGACTTGTTTGACCAGCGGCCAATAATCCTCCTGCTCCGTCATCCGCTCCACCTCGTCCTTCGATTTCAGCCCGCCACGCAGCTTGAGGTGCAGCAACGTATCGAAATATTTTTGGATCTTCGCGTAGCCCAGCTGAGCATTCGGGATCTCCCGCTCCGCCGCCGTCACGATTTCCTTCAGCTTGTCCGGACCGAACCCCTCGTTCAGCAACGGGTATTGCGCCTTCGCCAGATTCGCCTGCACCGCCTCCTCATCGCCCGCCGCCCGCGCCGTCCGCGCCCGATCGACAAAGAAATTGTAACGATACAACGCCGTCCGCGCCCACCCATACTCCATGAACCTCTGAAAATGTTTCGGCGAGACCGTCCGCGTCGCGTCCCGCCAGGAATAATCCAGCAGGTTCACGAAGTTGCCGTCCATGTCCAGCATCCGCAGCCCCTTGCCCTTGATCGCCCGCGTCGTCTCGCCGCCCACCATCAGCTTGTAGTTGTGGGCGAACTGCACGCGATCCGTCAGCTTCCGCACCTGGCGCATCTTGTCCACCGCCTTCACCTCGAGCCCCATCGACTCATCCCATTCCTTCAAGATCGACCGCAGAATCCGCCGCCCCATCCGGCTGAACGGCGCTCCGCTCGCCACCGCATCCGCCACCGCATTGCCCTGGGCGATCGCCAGCTGCATCACCTTGCTCGTCGAGATCGTCTCATCCGGCTGGGCATTCGCCATACTCCACTGGTCGATCGCCGGCTTGTTCTGGAAACGATGCACCGCCCGGGCTGCGTCCCGCAGTTGCGCCGCCATCTTCGGGTAAAATTGATCCGCCGCCGCGCTGATCGCCGCCGTGACTTTGAGGTTTTGCACCGCCGGCGGGTCCACCATGAGGAGTCGCGTCCACTCCGCCACGCCCTCGCCGATTAAATACTCCCGCTTCGTCGCCTCGCTCGCATTACCCGGCGGCTGGCTCGCCATGCTCCCCGGCAGCTGCGTCAGCGCCAGAAGTTCATCCGCGTGCTGATTCCAAAACCCCGGCGCCTTCGCATCCAGGAGAAACTCCAGCCCGTGCCCCGCCTCGTGGAAATTGATCTGGCTCTGCGTCGCCCGCGTGAACGCCGTATGATTCCCCGGTCGGTAGACCGCCGGATGCGAACGCGTTGTCTGCGACGTCGACCGCTTCATCTCCAGGTTCACCGCCCGGTTCACATGATCCACGATCGACCGGTAGCCCCAATGTTGCCCCGGCTTATAGTTCTCGATCCCCTTGATGAGTCGTCGCCCCTCGCCCGTTTCGCCCTGGCGCAGCACCCAATCCGGCCGCGGCGTCGTCGTATCCGACGGCCGCGCCACCCCAGGCGGCACCCAAGCCGGCCCCGAAGCCGCCGGCGGCGTCGCCCCCCGCCGCGCTCCGGTCCCCCCGGTAGGGACCGCTGGCCCAGCGGTCCGCGTTGCCTCCGGCAATGCAAACAAATCCCCCTGCCCCGCCGCGGCCGCCGCGGCATCCGCTTCCGCCTGGGCCCGCGCCGCCAGCTCCGCCGGCGTCAGGCTCGAACGATCCGTCTGCCCGGCCAGCGTGAATTCCACATCGCTCTCACCCAAAAGATCCATCTGCCGCGGCGCCGCCCCCCGCCGCGCCAGCCCCGCCATCGGCTCATCCGCCGCGCCGACCCGCCCGTCCCCGTAGGCAAACATCGGTTTGCCACTCCGCAACCGTTGCTCCAGCAGCTCGAAGAGATCCGCCTCCGTCTCGACCTTGAAACCCTCCGCTTGCAGTGCCATCACCACGCGGTCCACATCATTCGCATCCTTGCGGAAGAGATCGCGGGCCTGCTTGATCCCCAGGTCCCGGGCGCCCCGCGCCATTTCCTGCAACCGCTTCAGCTCGCCCGCCCACACCGCCTTATTCTTCCCCTTCGCCGCCGTCGGTAGCCCGCCGGCCATGCGAATCGCGTCGAGCAGATCCACTCCACCCTGCCGCATATTCTCGCTGGCCTCGCGCTCCTGCCCCTGCACGTATTTGCCCCAAGCATCGAATGCCGCCTGGTCAAACACCGCCAGCCCCGTCGCCTCATCGCGCACATAATACGGCACCCGCATCTCGTAGAGATCCAGCGCCGCCGCCGACACCGGTTGGTTGGCATTGATCGCATCGCGCACGATCCGGAAATGCTCATTGAAAAGTTCCGTCGTCGCGTCCGGGTTGAAATCCATGTCAATCCCCCGCTCCGTCCCCAGCGTCACGGCAAAATCATCCGGCGTCATCATCGCCGGCGTCATCGGCGGAGGCGTCACGATCGTCTCGCGTCCCGCCGGCATCACATTCACCGGCGCCTGCCGCGGCGCCACCGGGGCGGACCCCGTCCGTGCCGCCGAGACCGCCGCCGCCCGGGCCGCCGCCGCATCCGGCAACCGCGGCGGCACATAGTAAGTCATCTCCGGCCGAGCGCCCGTCACCTGACGAAATCCCGGCACCCCAGCCTGCGCTGCATTGAAAGTCACCTGCGGCTCGCGTCCCCCCGCCGCCTGCATCCCCGCGGTCAACCGCCGCATCGGCACCTCGAGCGCCCGGAAAATCTCCGCCTCCTCCCGGCTCAGCCCCTGCCCCGTCGCCTGCTTGTTCAGGATGAGATTCACCTTCTCATCCGGAATCCGCCGGTTCCCGATAAAAAATCCACTCAAAAGCAAACCCGCGCCCGCACCCGTCGCCACATCCCCCGCCGTGAAAGGCTCGCCCGTCATCGCCGCCGTGACCGGCACCGCCGCCGCACCCGCCACCGTGCCCGCGCCCGCCGCTTGTCCGGCAACACGAGCCACCTCCCGGGCGCCACCCGCCGCCGCCGCCGTCTGGAGTCCCCGCACCGCCTGCACGCCCGACACCGGGAGTGACAACGCCGCCACGCCCAGCTCGCCGCCCATCTTCCATTCCGGCTTCAGCTTCGCCGCCGCCAGGACCGCATCATACTCCTCCATGTGCCGGCCCAGCTGCTCGTAGACCGCATCGTAAGCCATCCCCGCACCCACGCCGCCCACGATCGCCGCCCCCGTCCCGGCCACCAGGCCAACGACCGGAGCCAAAGGCGCCGCCGGAGTCATCGCCGTCACCCCCGCCGCCGCCGGACCCACCAGCTTTGCCGCCCCGATCGCGCCCGCTGTCATAGCGCCGCCGCGGCCCGCGCCGTAGAGGAGCGCCATCAATTCCGGATTATCCCCCGCCCGCCGCTCGAGCGCAGCACGCAGCTTCTCATCCTCTTGGGCTTTCTTGATGAGCGCCTCGCGGTCCTTCGTCACCCGTTCCACTTCCGGCGCCGCCGCCATGCCCGTCTGGTAATCCTCCTCCGAGATCAGCCCCGCATCGAACGCCCCCTGCAAACCCTGCGACAAACGCGCCGGGTCAAAATTCACCATGCCCCCCACCGGCACCTGCTGACCATTCACGGCCACCGTCCCCATCGCCCCCGTAAATTCAAACGCCTGTTTAGGTTGCTCCGGCTCCGCATCGAGAAACGCATCCACCTCCTCCGGCGAAGAGAACGCCGGCCCAGCGGTCCGCTCCTCCGGCGCATCAAGAAAAGCATCCACATCCTCCGGCGTAGCAAACGTCGGTCCCTCGGTTCCGACTCCCTGCTCCATGCTCCCCGCTCCAGGCTGCACCACCGGCGGCAGATCCTCATCCGCTTGTGGTAGGGCGGGACCTCCGGGCCCGCCGTCCTTCGTCGGCAACGGCGGCTCGCCATTCTCATCCAGCACCGCCTGCACATTCGGTTCGATCGCGCCATCCAGCGGACGCTCCAGCTGCAACAACGGCGTCGGATCTTCCGGTGCAATGTCCACCGCGGACGGCCCCGCCGGTTCCGGCAGCATGTTGGGATTCCGCACCGCCGCATTCGATTCCTCGAGGATACGACGCTGTTCCTCCTCGGCCGACAGCAGATCCACCGGCGCGTCGAGAAACGCGTCGGCCTCCTCCACCGAGTTAAACGCCGGGACTGCCATAGTCCCTTTATCGCACGCCCAACAACTGCCGTGCTTGCTCCCTGGTAATCTGCCCCGCCTTGAAAGCCGCCCGCACCTGGTCCGCGGACATCGCACCCGCTGCCGCGGCCGCAGCTGGGGCGGCCGCCGGCGCCATGCTCATCGCATTCGTCGGAGCCATCCCCATCCCCATCGCCGCCGAGCTGGTCGGCGCCGACATCGGCAGCGGCATATTTGTCTCGAACGCCCCCGCGCCCGCGGGCGCCACAGACGCCGTCGGCGTCGGCACATTCGTCGGCGTCGGCATCACATCCTCCGCCCCCGGAAGCAGCATCATCTTGCCATCCGGACCGAACGCAATCGGCATCGGTCCGCCCTTAGAAGCCTTCGGTTTGACCACCGATTGCGTAGCGCGATTGGTGCCTGGGAAGTAGGTCCCCGTCATCGGATCAAAGACCAGCTGTTGCCCATCCTTATCCACCGGTCCCTCCTTGAATCGTTCTTGCGGAAACGGCTGCACCGAATTCGGCGACGTCGTGACAAACGGCACCACCTGGTTCGTGTTCACCGGATTCGTGATCGCCACCGCGGACGGCTGGAAGTTCGCGCCGCCGCCTGTTTCCTTGAGCCAGGCCGCGTTAAGTTGCTTGGCCACCGCTTCTGGAATACGGCGCCCGGGCGCATAGCCCTTGCTCTGCACGTAGGTATCGAAGTCCATGGTATTATTGCCAGCCTTGGCCGACCAAGTAGTCCCCCGCACCGCCGCCGCCACCGGTCCCCCGGTTGCCGCCGCCGCCCATCTGCCGATCGACGATCTGCTGGCTCATGAGCGAGCGGCCGGTGTTGTTCATGCCGATGATGCTGTCGCCGATCATGGCTTGTTGGCGGGGGGATTCGCTGAGGAAGCCTTTGATCCATTCCGGATCAAAGCCCAGCTGGTCGCCGTGCCGTTTCATGAAATCTCCATACGCCGAGCCTTTCGCCTCGAGGGCTTTGTTGTTTGCAAAGGCTGAGACGAAGCTACCCAGCACGCTATCCGCCGAGCTGCCGCCGCCGCCACGGCCGCCGCGTTCGCCGCCGCCCTGCATGGCCATGGCCGCGCCGGCCGGTCCGCCCATGGCGAAACCGGCGACCGCTTGGCCCGCCTTGCGGATCGTGCCGCCGACGTCCTCGCCGATCTGCTCATACATTTGTTGGTTGGCTTGGGCCGCGCCGAGGGCGCCCTTGGCGAGATACTCGCCGCTTGTGTCATAGACTCCGGGGTTGTAGGCAAACATAGTTATTCTCTCCTTCGATTAAGCCGCTTTGGCTTGGGTTAATTCTTGGGCCAAGGCCGCGCCGATCACGGACGGCTTGATCGCCAGGCGTTTCTTGCCGCGGTAGTTCACTTCTTCGACGGCTTCGGGCAGCACCTTCTTGACGTCTTGGGCGAGGAATCCGACATGCTTGGCTCCGGGCTCCCCGCTCCCTGCTCCCTGCTCTTTGTATTTGAACTCGTAGGCGGTCAAGCCAAGCACGCTACCAGCTTTGCCGAGCGGCTTGATGTCCTTCTTCATCCGTTTGTCCGAGAAGATGGACGAACCGATGTTGCCGATCATGCCCATCATCCCGGCCTGGCGCATCGCGCCCGCTTGGAGGTTGGCGCCTTGGATCGCGGCTTGGTTATTCATCGCCGAGTTATACATCGAGCCTTGGAGATTCCGGTTAAAGGATTCGACGTTGCCCGCCTGGTTCACGGCATTGTTGAACGTGTTGCCGATCAGCTGCGTGCCTTGTCCCATGGTCGCTTGGCCCAGGCCGAAGGCCGGGTTGAGTCCGCGGGCGAAAGGGTCGAGGGCGCCGTAGCCTTCGGCTAGGGTGATCCGGCGGCCGCGGCGGGCGAGGTCGAGCTGGTTGGCACCGAGGGCGAATTGACGCCGCTGGTCGAGACGCTGCTGCGACATGGCATCCCGGTTGAGGATTTCCGCGGCCGACGATCCGGCGCTGGTGCCGAGACCGCGGCCGGCAAAGGCGCCGCGGGCGGATTGCTGCGCCGCCCGCTCCTGCTCCGGCGAGAGCGAACGTCCGAGCATCAGCTCCTCTTGAGCCTGACGCTGGATCTCCGCCTCGATGGCGCTGGGGGCGCTGGCCGCTTGCAGTTCCTGGTCCATCACGCCACGGGTCCGGGCGAGGTATTCATTGTCCAACTCCCCCGCCACCTGACGGGCCGTGCCGAGCTGCATGGCCGTCATCTTGGGATACAGACGCTCGAGCGAACGCTCCTGCTCCTGCATCTGTTGGATGGCCGACCGCGTCGCCGCGGCATACATCCGGTCGTAATCGATTGGCGTCGGCGCCGGCGGTGCCGGCGGCGGTGCTGGTGCTTTTGATCCTCCTCCACCCATAATGTTATCCTCCTACTTTCTTCATTAGTTTATCCCACCGGTAAATCCGTGGTTCAAATTGTTGGCGGCGATACCAGCCGACCCATTGGTGCGGGCGTGGCGCCACACGCAGAAACTCCCGCACAGCATTTGTGTGGCCAGCAGAAGCAGCCAAACGCACGAACCAGCAGTTAGGCTCGCCGTCTTCAAAGGCTTGCTCCTCCGCATTCCACCGCGCTTCGCTGGCCAGCATGAACGTCTTGGAGCTGTTCCAGACAAGGCCCGAAGACAGATGCTCGCCGAGCAGCGTCCAGAAGTCCGTCGTTGCGTCGTGATCGTCTTGCCATGCTTTTGCTTTTTGCCATGGGGTCATCGGAAGATGGCAAGCATGCACAACTGGTCTTCGTCGCGAAGCGATCCGTTATCTTGTCGTGAAAACAAAACACTGAAACTGCTTGCCGTTTGTAAGCCTACTGTAAGGTGGCCGAACCAAGTGCCGGCAATAATACTCTGACTTGATCCATTGACTACTGCATAGTTGGCATCTGCCATAGCCGTTGTGAATGTTACTGTGTAGTCGCCCGTTCCGTTCTTAAGCACGCTCGCCACGTTGCCGCTGGCTCGGATATGCACGTTGGCTCCGTTGGTTGACGCTCCGGTATTTGTGGCGTTTCTGGCTCCGTTGAAGTTGACCCAAGCACGGCAACCATAAATGGGCGCAGAGCCTGTCTGCGCTCCGTCAAGTTTTGCGGCGGTGATAGCACCATCCGCAACTCGCGCAATCGGCAGCGTGCCGGTGGTCAACTTGCTGGCGTCGATGTCGCTGGCCAGCTTGGCGTTGGTCACGTTCGCGTCCGCAATTTTCGCGGTCGTGACTTCGTCATTGCTCAACGTGATCGTTGCACTATTGACCATCTGGTTGAGCAGGCCCGGCAAGACCGTGTTGCCAGAGGCCCATGTATATCCTGTAGTTGCTGTTGCCATTGATTATTCTCCTTAGTTGTTAAGCTGCGTTCCTTGTCTCAGTCGGCGGGTTGCTCGGTCCTGCGGCCTCGATGCTGACGTTGCGGATCTCCGGCCGGTTGGCCGTGGTTAGAAATTCCAGTTCGCAGTAATGCGCTTTCTGCCGGATCGGTTGCTTGAGCGTGTAGTCTTCGGCCAAGCCGGAAGTGTTGGTCTGCCCCGGCACCAGCGTGATCGTGGCGTCAGGGTTGATCGTGATGGCTTTGACCGTCACCGATCCGGTGTTAGGCAAGACGACATCGGCGAGCGAGCGGACGAAGCGTTTGGTGCTCATGCTGCCCATACCGTAGCGCCGCGTGACAATGCGGCCGGGGACCGGCGTGATGACATCGGCCTGCACGTCGGGCGACTGGTCGCCTTCCTCGATCTCGTCAAGGAGCATGAGGCGTCCGGCCTTGTTGCTGACAAAGAGGCGGCGCTCGTTGGCGCGGGTGGCGACGACGAAGTCATCCACGCCGAAGCCGTAGATGTCGCGGGTTTCCCACTGGTCGTTCAAGGCATTGTATAGGAAGACGCCGTTGTTGTTGTCGGCACCGGCCAGCGGGACGGCGAGGTAGTAGCGGTTGCTATACCAGAGGCCGACCGAGTTCTTCACCAGCGTGGCGTTGAGATCATCGAGCTGGTTGGCGATGGGGTCGCTGAGTGGCTTGGTGTCGCCGCGTAGTTTAAGGTCGAGCCTGCTGTCGAGACGGTAGACACCGGAGTCCGAGAGGAAATAGACAAACTGCCCCGCCGTGGCGATGGATCGGCGGGCCGCGCAGCCGACCTCGTCGGTGAGGAGCGTGAGCTTACTGAGTGCCGTGTCGATAGCCGTAGAGGCGCCGTCTGTGCTGGCAAATTGGTTGACCTCGGCGAGCCAGATGGACTTTCTACAAAAGACGAGGAAGCTGTTCTCCACCCACGGATGGACCGCGACAACGAAGTCATTGCTGCCCGCACCGGCGCGGAAGGAAGCCCAGTAAGGATCGTAGCTATTGGCGTCCAAAATATCGCTGATGAGCACGTTGTTTTTACCATCCGGCAGAACGAGCCGGTTGTTGACGTAGGTGCCCCAAGGCGTCGAGCGCATGGTCTTGTAGGTGGCCGAGAGTCCGGTCGGCACGCCTGCGGGACTGCGGACAAAGGAGGTCGTGATGCCGTCCCAGTATAAAGGTGCCTTTACTCGGCGGATGGTGCGTCCGCTGGTCGTGGCGTCGGTCGCGGTGCCGGACGGCACGGTGATGGTAAAGCTATTGGTGGAGGACGTGGCGATGTCGTATTCCACGCCGTCAAAGGCCGCGACATTGCTCCCCTCGATGCGCACGCGGGCACCAGCAGGGAATCCGTGGCCGGTCAGGTTGACGGTCGCCGTGGTGGACGCCACGGTGATGCCGCCGGTGGTCACGTTCTTGATCACCCAGCCGGGGCGCGAGGCGTCGGCTTCGCGGAAGAGGTAGAGGCGGTCGTTGGCCTGCGTCATGGAAATCGTGTCGGTCGGCTCGATGACCTCGTCCGGCGATGTTGGGTAGCCCAGTTCCTGCGGGAGCACGCTGATGACGATGGTGTCGCCGTTCTCGTCTACGATCTCCTCGCTGCCCTGAGAGACGGCAGTAACCAGAAAGCCGCCCGCCCAGACACCGGCAAAGGATTGGTTGTCGTCCAAGAGAATCGTGTAGGCGCGGTCGCCGCCCGCCAGCACGACGATCTCCGCGCTCTGCACCTGATCCGGCGAGCGGTAGACGCTGGCCGCAAAGATGCCGCCGCTGTAGACGCTCTGCACGATCGGCGCGTTGGGCGCAGGGTTCAGCACGAAGGGCACCGTGAGCGGCGAGCTGGCCACGCTGATGCCATCCGCCATGCGCTTGGCGCCCTTGCGCGTCACCGCAACGCCACGATCAAGCCGCATGTTCTCCGAGAGCTGGAGCATGCCAGCGGGCAACGCAACCGGATTGATGCGCGAGGCATAGCCTGCGAATCCGGCGTCACCGTCGCGGAGGATGGGGCTTTCGAGGGGCATTTAGTGATTAGCCCTCATACATGATGTTGACCGATCCTGCGTCGAATGTGTCGGCGCCGTTGACGGTGGTGATTCGGATGCGGTCGAGAGAATCGGAGAGAGTTTTTGATCCACCTCCAAATTGCCCGCCGCCATTTTCTGTTATGCCGATTGAATGACTTGCAACCCAAGTGTTGCCGGAAACATTTGTGATGACGACATGGCCGCTGCGAATATGACCTGCGGCCGATCCATCCAACACAAAACCAGCGCCCGAAGTTGCTATGTTGCAAGAATTAGCTCCGAACACATTTGCAGACGAACTTGCATATCCTGTTGCTTCGATTCCCCCGCTGTCACCAAGGCGGACGAGAACCAAGCTGGTTCCGGTCGTGCTTACTCCATTAAGCATCACCGTAATCCGCTTCGCCCAAGACGGAATGCCGGTAAAGTCGATTTCGGTTCCGCTCGTTGTGTTTTGCGCTGTTGCCAGCGCAAGCGGCTGAGTCAACATCGTCGGCGTCACCTTCGCGCTGCCAATCGCCGTAACACCAGCATTGCTGATCGTCACGTCGCCGGTCACGGCAACCTTAGTTGCCACGTTGCTGCCGTTGCCGACAAGGATGTTGGCGCTGTCCAGTGCGGCGAGCTTACTGAAGGCAATGGCCGCCGCCGCATCAATGTCCGCATTGACCAGTCCGCCGCGCACAACGGAGGCGGCGATGCGCTTGGTCAGTCCGCTCTGCTCAATGACGAACTCGTCGCCGGATGCGAGGGTGGTGGCTTGGGTTAGTTGTCCGATTGTTTTGGCCATAGGATTAGAGGTGTGAAAGTGGGAAGGTAAAAGGTGGGAAGGTTAGTTGAGGGCGGCTTTGAGGCGGCTCTTGAATCTTGCGGCGTCACCCGGGGAGATGTCGGTTTTGCGGGTTGGGGCGACTTGTTGGTGGGTGAGGACGAGGTTCATCGGGATGTTCCACTTGCGCATGCGGGGGACGAGGTATTCTAGGGCGCTGTTCATCGCCGCTTCGCCGAGTGGGTCTTCGTAGGTGTTGCCTTCCCAGGCCACGCCGAGGCTCCAACTGTTGAGGTCGGAGCGGCCTTGCCATGAGCTGCGGCCGGCGTGCCAGCAGCGGTCGGTGTCGCTTCCGAAGACGGTGCGGCGGCCGTCCCTGGCGATGAGGACGTGGTAGCTCACCTTACTCGCGGGGTTGGTGATCCAGGCGCAGCTGCCCCGGTAGCTGCCGTCCGAATGATGCAGGACGACGGCTTGCGGCTTGATGCGGTTGGCTTGTTTGTTCGGCGTGCTGAGTCGGCGTTCGTCGTAGGTCGTCAGCGGTGGCTCGACGGTGTAGCTCGTTGTGGATGCGGAGGGCAAATTCGGCAAGGCCGGCGCTGGGGTAGCGTCGGATTTCTTGCCAAAGATTCTCTTGAGCCAGGTCCACATGGGTTATTTCGCGTAGCCTTTGGTCGGGGGATTGACGGTGACGGTGGCTTGTTGCTTGAGGAAGTCGTAGCCGACGGTGACGCAGCTGGTCATCGACAGAGCGATGAGCGCGAGGGCTGAGACTTGGAGGCAGCGGCGGGTCCGGAGGCCCCGCCCTACCTGGTCGGCTTGCGGTTTCATCCTTCGTGTTACAGGCGGGCGGTGCCGTCTTTCGCTACCACTAATCCCCATGCAGCCATGAGGCTGGCGGCGATGAGGCCGATGTCAGGGATGGTGCCGGTGGCAAGGAATTCCTTCGCGCCAGTCGCCAAGGCGATGAGGGCGGTGAGGATTCCGATGGTCGTTGTTTTCCAGTTTCTCATTTGTTTGCTTTCTGTTTTTTGCGGAGGTCGTGAAGGACCGAAATTAAGGTGACAACGCCGACCGCGAGGCCGACACATAGACCGGCGACACGGAGATAGACTTCAAGGTGGCTGACCATAGAAACCGCCGCGCTGCCGATGCTGGCAAACGTGCCGAGGGCGCCGCGCTCAACCGTGGAAAGGTGTTGCTGCATGTAGCTCATAGCCACACCCTCCGTTGCTGTGTCGGCGTGACGCTGTAGTCTGCCGCCGGGTCAGGCCGGTCGTCGGTCACGCGGAGGTTGAGGTGCCAGCCGTCGAGCAGCGTGCTGACGGGGTTCTCGGGGTCGGTGTTGTCTACGTCTGCCAGCACACCCACAGGATCAAGCGCATAGCCTTCGCCGCTGGTCTTCCAGCCGGTCTCGCTGTCGTAGTAATCGGCCAGCGCGCCTTGCGCCGTGGCTTCACTGGGGAATTTGTAGAGGTAGTCCGTCATGTTACGTCGTGAGTTGTTGCAGCAGCGTGTTGCTCAAGCGGCGGGGCCAGTAGGCGATCTTGCGGATGTGGCCGTTCCAAGGAATAAACCCTTGTGTTGTTGCTCCTATTCTTGCCCTGTCAACTGTTGGCAATGTTCCAGACAAGTCTATAAGCGCCGTTGTGCCATTTGTTGAACTCGCAAAATCGTTTGTTTTATAGGCAGCCGCAATTTTCCCAATAGAACCATTGGGAAACCCGATTCCGCTTGAGGCTTGCAAAACAGCTTGCTGTGATCCTCCAGCGGTAACAATAAATACAGAGGCATCGGTGCCAGATTGCCTTGCAAGCGTAATGCGATTGTTTAATGTCCCGTCAGCAATATCAATAATGCCCTGACCATTCGTGTTTGCTGCGATGGGCATAGTGGTTATCCCCTCCGCAAACAAAGTCCCCTCGCTCTGATTGTAGAAGCTGGAGATCGGCGTGACGACCGCACTGTCCGCTGCGCGGGTGGCGGCGGCGGATGTTGTCGGTATGTAGGACGTGGCGAATGCGCCTTGCTCTAGCTGCGGGGCGGCTATGCGGAGGGTTAGGTCGATGGGGTTGCCGTTGGTGTAAATGACCTCAAAGTTGTAAGTGACCCTCGCAACCGTTGCGTCGCTGAACGTGTGCGTGCTGGTAATTCTTTGCGAGTTAAGCTTTGCTGATGTTGGGACGAATGTTACTGTGGACGCTTGCCCAGCAATGGCTGATCCGCCAGAAGTTCTTCCAGTTACATATCCGCGAAAAGTTGCGTTTGTAGTTGCTCCAGCTTGCAACTTAATATACGTCGAACCACTCCATGTTTGTCCATCGGCGGCAACAATTTGCGTTATGGATTCTGTATTAAAGCTCAAAACCCCATTGGACGTTGGAGTGCCGCTGACCTTTAGGTCTATGTAGGAAAGGCCGTCTTCTGTTCCTGTGCCGAGTATTTCTGCTGAAATTCCGTTGGTATTGTGACCAGAAGTCGACCAATTCGTCGGCATCACCCCACCACTCCCAATCACCCCATTGGTCGAACCACCAGCCTGCGCGTTGCGGATGCTGTTGGTTCTGGCCTCCTCGATGAGAAGCCCCAAGCTGCTGCCGCCGGAATGGTCGAAGCGTGGCGTGTCGTTGGCGGCGGTTTGCAGGGTGCCGTTGGCGTCGAAGAAGGTGGCGTTCGATGCCCGCGTGAAGGTGATCGCGGGGCCGGTGCCGTTGTTTAAGGTCTTCTCACCGGCAAAGTCGCGGCTGAAGGTCGGCCGCGCGATGGCGGCGCCGGACCCAGCGTTCAGCAACAATGTCGGGGCGAGGATCATTAGGCGGTGTAGGCGATGATGCGACCGCTGTGCAGGTCGAGGGCGGTGAACTTGCCGAAGAGGATCGTGCCTGCCGGAATGACCGGGGCGCTGGCGTCGGTCGTGTTCGCAATGTCGGCGATGTTGCCGGTAAGCGTGTGGAACTTGGCGTCGGCGAGGACTTGGATGGCGAGCCAGTCGCCGGTGCGGGCCGTGGTGTCGGCGATGTAGATGCCGCCGCTGAGGCCGTTGGTGATTTTGTTGTTAGGGTTCATGAAGAGTTGAGCGTTGAGGGTTGAGAGTTGAGGGTTTGGAAATACCTTCGTTAGCTTCGTTAGCTTTTGTTAATAATGTCCGATCCGGGCGGACCAGGCTTGGGGTTGGTTTTGCTGGAAGTAGAATTTGTCGCGTTCGGTCACTAGTTCGTTCATGGCTTTTTCTTCCATGAGCGTTGATTTCGTGAGCTGTCCGTCTTCTTCGAGGAGGCTGGCCGTGAGGTAGTAGCCGACGGCTTTGCTTAGGACGGCGGGGACGGTCGCCGAGAGGTTGCTCGTCGTGTAGGTGTCGGGGCGTAGGCGGTATCTCACCCAGGCGGTGGTGGGGATGTCGGTGTCGTCCGGAAAGCGCACGCTGTCGCCGAGGAGACTGTATTGCAGTTCGCGGGGTGAGGCTGTTTTGTTCGGGTTGTCCCGAGTGATGGCAAAGACTTCGCCCATCACCGTCTCGCCGCCGCCTTGGTCGTAGTCGATGTAGAACCCGGTGGTTTCGTTGCCCTGGATGGTGCGCTCCTCGATGCGGCACAGCTCGGGCCAATCCGCCCAGGTCCAGCATTGCTCGATGGCGTCGTTCGCCGCGGCGACCAACATCGTCTGCGCACCGCTCGGGATGTTGGAGATGGATGAGGCGTCGTTGCCGACTCTCTGCCAGGCGCGTAACAAAATAGACTGAAGAGTTACAGTTCTCACGGGGACACTAAGGCACTAAGGGGTTAAGAGTTTGCATGGCGGACTGCACGGCGGCCTCGAAAGTTATTGGCGGCTGCGGCCAGTCGTTGCGGGGGCTTGGATCGGACGCGAAGATGGCGAGGATCTGGTTCAAGTATTGCTCGATGGCGTCCAGCTCGGGGCTTTGCTGGCCGGCGGCGGCGAGGGACTGGCGGAGATAAAGCAACGTGGGCTGGCGTTCGCCGCCGAGGCCGACGGATTTGAGGTGTTCTTCGGCGGTGATCGGTTCGGCTTCCGGTGCGGGTGCGGGCGGAAGTGTGGCGAGGTCGATATCGGCCAAGCGGACGGCGGATGTTCCGGCGGGCGGTTGCCACTTCGCGGTGTCGCCGTCCCAAAGGACGACGTTGACGAGGTGTCCGTTGGGTTGGTCGAGGATGGCGTATTGCTCGGTCATTAGAAGTAAGTGGTTATGACGACGATGCCTTGCGCTCCGTCGCCGCCTTTGCCCTCGCCGCCAGCGTCGTTGTCGCAGGCGCTGCCGCCGCCGCCGCCGCCTCCGTAGAGTCCGCCGTTGCCGCCGTTGTTGGCTTGGCCGCCGGTGCCGGGCGATCCGCCGCCGCCGCCGGAGCCAAGGTAGCCGCCGATCCATGTTGCTCCGGCATTGCCTGCGGCGTTGGCAACAAACGTGCCGCCTGCGGTAGACGTGACGTTGCCAGCCGCGCCGCCGTTAGCGCCGTTGTAATAAGTCGTGGCCTGCTTGCCGCCGCCGCCTCCTCCACCAGCGGCTGTTCCTATCGCCGCAGCGGGGGCTGTCGCGTTAGCACTGAAGCCTCCGGCACTGCTCGCGCCGCGACCTACGTTCGTTGCGTAATATAGACCCAAACTTGTCCCTGCGCTTTGGAGTGTGCCGCCTGCCGTGCCTGTTCCGTTACCGCCGCCGCCACCGCCAGTAGACGTAATTCCCCCAAAGCTGCTTGCGCCGCCAGCGGTGCCGGTGACGCCAGTGTTGTTGTTGGGGCGATTTCCAGCGCCACCACCGCCACCAGCCCCGACTGTGACTGTTACAGTGTCGGCCAGTGCTGCCGCGTCAATCCAGCCAACACTCACTGAACCGCCAGCGCCGCCGCCGCCGCCGCCTCCGTTGTTGGCCGTGGTGTCGCGGCGACCTGATCCGCCGCCGCCGCCTCCGGCAACGATGAAGTAGTGGACGAGCTTGGCTCCGGCGGGTTTTGTCCAAGTGTCGCCTGCGGTGTAGATTTTAACGTCGGTGAGCTGGGATGTGAGGGCGATGGTTCCGGAGCTATTGGGGACGGTTAAGGTCCGGGTCGTGCTGGCGCTGATGCCGGAAAGTTGGAACTTTAGATTCTTGGTGGCGTCTCCGTCGTCGTAGATGAGGAACGCGCTGTCGCTCATCACGTCGAAGAAGGACGTGTCGGTGAGCTGGTAGTCGTTATCGCGGGAGGCGCCGACGATGGCTTTGCGGACATAGACGCCGGCTTGTTTGTAGGAGCTGAAGGGCCACGTTCCGGAATTCGACCGGACGAGCCAGCGGCTATCCAATGCGGCCGATCCGTCGAGCGGGAGGTCGGCATAGGTTGCCACTTCGCCGGCGAAGAAGGCAGAGCCTCCTCCTCCACCGGAGCCGCCGGTGAAGTCGAAGTTGCCGCTTAGTGGATTGAGCCTGACTCCCATTGGAAATTAGAAATTTGAGATTTAAGAGCGGATGACGGTGGCGATGCGGGCGTCGTCCGAGGACGGCGTGCCGCCGACGTAGGTGAACGTCAACGTGGCGACGGTGTTGGTTCCCTCTTTGTAGACGACGCTGGAAAGATTGTTCGTGGTCGAGACGTAGCTCAGCTCAACGGTCGTATGCTGCGGGATGTTCAGTCCGGGAATGTTTCTGACTTGGACGTTGGGGTTCATGAGCGGAGGAAGTTGGCAGTTGGCAGTTGGCAGTAGTCAGCGGGAGGCATTAGGCGGCTTGGGCTCCGGCGGTGGCGCCTCTTGCGGCGAAGGCTCCGCCCATGCTTTGGGGCTGGGAGGCCAGGGCGGGGACGGCGCCGGTGCGGCCGATTTGGGCGTTTTGGATTTGGGTCATTTGGAAGTTCAGGGCTTGGGCTCTTGCATCGACCATGCCTTTGTAGATTTCGTCGCCGGCGTAGCGTTGCTGGAGCTGGGGGTTGGCCTGGATCGCGCTTTGGAGGACTTGCAATCTCAGCTGGGGATTGACGCCTTGTTCGGGTAATGGGGGCTCGATGCCGGCGGAGATCTTGGTCAGGGCGAGTTGTTCGTCTTCGGCTTCTTGGGCGGTGGCGACGTCTTGGCTGCGCACAATCATGCTGGCGAGGCTGGGGTCTACGGCCCCGACGATGAAGTTGACCAACCCGGCGCGATCAATAACGCCGGCGACGTCGAGGGGGACGGCGACTTTGGCGATATACTCGAGCTTTTTGCCGAGGACCTCTGCGTCGAGGTCACGGACGTCGAATTCGGCGACCAGGTCGTAGCGGCCTTGGATCTGCTCGCGGCTGACTTGGAAGGGCGCGGGCATGGCGCCGGCGACTCGGGCGATCTCGGTGTCGCTGACGTATTGCTGCATCAAGGCGAAGGCTTGGGCGATGACGGCTTTGCTGCTGCGCAACCAACGGTCGACCATGGTTTGCTGGGTGAGCATCGTCAGCGGCTGCGGGACCGACTGGCTGAAGCGGCCGAAGTATTCGTCGACGTCGCGGCGGGTGGCGGCTTCGATCTCGATGGTGCCGCTGTCGAATCGCGGGGGGTCCATCCATCCGAATTCGTTGGGGCGTCTTTCCGGGATCTGGGCGCCGGGGCCGAAGATGAGGTTTAGTTTGCCGCGGTTCGCGGGGACGCGGACGGGAGGGAGGACGGCGACGGCGGCGCGGTCGCTGCGGAAATCGCGCTGGGTCTTTATTTCATACTGCTGGCTCTCGAGCAGCTCGGGGACGCCGCGGGATTCGAGGAGGTTGCGGGAGATGCGTTCGCGGGCGAATTCGACGAAGGGATAGTCGCCGTGCGCGTAGGGCAAGAGTTCGCTGACGGCGACTTCGTCGGCGACGGATTCGTGCAGGACGGTGTAGTGAACCCTGGTCGTCTGATCCTTGTTGAACTGTTTTTGATAATAGTGCCAGAGCTCGATCATCTCGCGCTCGGTCTCGAGGTTGATGATTTCTTGCCGGTAGTAATTCCTGATCGGGCGGCGGTAGGCGCCTTTGTGGCGGAGGGCTTGTTCGACGAAGTCTTCGCTGTAGCCGTCGGTGACGATGCGTTCGCGCAGTTCGGTCTCGGTGACCATTTCGCGCCAGGACACGTAGCGGGCGCGTTGGAGGTCGGAGGTTTGAGGCGGAAAGTAGATGTCTTCCCAGGGCTCGAGGGCGACGAATTCGGGGCGGTTCTCGAAGAGGTAGGGATTTTCGTAGGTGCAGGCGCCGGTGTTGCGGAGGTCGCGGACGCAGCTGAGCTTGCCGGCGGCGGGGCCGATGAGGTCGGCGAGCATTTGCTTGGCGTCTTCTTCCTGGAGCGGGTCCATGATGCTCTCGAGGAGGATCTGGATCATGGGGTCGCCGGTCTCGGCGAGCATGGCGGCGAGTTGATCGAGGGTGATGGTCTTGGATTCGGTGCGGGTGGTGCGGCGCCAGAAGACTCCCATCACGGCGAGGCCGTATTGTTCCTGCATTTGCGCGAGGAGTTCGACTTCGCGGCGTAAATCATCGGCGCAGTGTTGGAAGAGCATCCATTTCAACGCGGTCTCGGCGCTGACTTTGGCGGCGTAGTCGCTGGACTCGATGGGTTGAAGTTGGATTTTGCTGCGGAAGAAGGCGTTGGTGAGCAGGGCGACGTTCTCGTTGCAGATTTGGTCGGCGAGGCGGACGCGGGCGTCGCTGGCGCCTTCCCAGGGGAAGGCTTGCTTGGCCAGGGCGGAGGAATGTTTGCGTCCGTCGGGGGATTGGCCGGACCAGATGGCGTGCCTTACCTCGTAGTTGCGTTGCTTTTTGTCGAGGTAGCCGCCGACGTCGGACTCGGCTTCCTGAATATTCAGCAGGAATCCCCTAATATCCTCGGGGGTCGGTTTGCCCAGCGTTGCTTCGTAGTTGTAGCCGGAGGAGGTCATAGGAGACAGGAGGCAGGAGACGGGGGACAGATCATTTCTTTCCCTCCCTAGCGTTCAGTTTCTTGAGCAACTCGTCGGCAAATTGCTTTTGCTCCGGCGTGAAATTCTTGGCCGATGGATCTCCGCTCAAAATCCGAGCGACGATTGTTTGGCGCATATACTGTTCGTTGCCCGGCCCGTCGTATGGCCCTCCCCGAAACGACTGCGCCTGCTCCGGAGTAACGTCGAATTCTGGCGAGATTTTGTTCTCGAACATAAACAGACGCGCCGCCTCGTTGCGGGCAAGAGCTTGCCTTTCGTGCGGCAATAACTTGCTGGCAGGATTCATCACAATTTTCCCGTCTTCCGCTGCCATACCGGGGGTATCGGGGTTTGTTACAAAGAACACCTGCTCGCTAAAAGTCGGCTTACGGATCTTGTAGCCATACACGGAAAACGGGCTTCCAGTTTGGTTTGTTGAGGCGTCCATTAGGCGGCGGAGATCAAAGGTTCCGACGGACATAGTCCGCCGCTACAAGTGTCGGAAACGGCCGGCGCCGGGGACGGCGCCGCTACATTAGCCAGACGGTCCGCTGGGCCAGCGGACCCTACCGGGGGCTCTTGGTCTGTGCCGGGGGCGCTGAGGCCGGCGAAGCTGACTTGGGTTTTGGCGGACGATGTTTGCACCCGACACTCGGGGTTGTCGCGGAGCAATGATTTGAGCCAGTCTTTGTCTCTGGTGATTCCGGGGTTTCTTCGTTCCCAGTCGATGAAGGCGAAGGCGTCGATGGACGCTACGTGCTGGCCTACTCCTTCGATGTGGGCGTGCTCGAGGCGGGCGTTGGCTTGGGCGATTCTTAGCTGCCTGGCCTTGGCGTTGACGGCTTGGGCGTAGAAGCCGCGCTGGAGTTCCTCTTTGACGAGGGAGCCGAGTTCGGTATCTAGATCAAGCATTGGAGGAGTTGAGGGTTGAGGGATGAGAGTTGAGAGAGACCTAGCCAGCCACGGGTCGAGCCGGTCACGCTCGCTGCTGTATCGTTCTGGTTACCGACCAAGCCCTCACCAGAAACCCTGCGCCCGTGATGCAATGAGCACTCGGCCCGCATATTGGGGTTGACTAGACTGACTAGAAGTTTCACGCGATTGCGGCCCTGGGAGTTATTCCCTGAATCCACCGTGAGTTGCCGAGTTGGCGACAAGCCCAGGGCCGCAAGGTGCGTGCTACCTCATCAGCTGAGGCTGTCGAGCTGGGCGACTTCGAGGAAGATGTGGATCTCCCCTTTGTCGAGCTCGAGCAGGTCGTAGCTCGCCATGGAGGCGAACTTGGCGACCACCGCGGTCGAGGCAACGTAGGCGTGAGGCGTGGTCGAGGCGTGGGCCTTGGCCAACACTTCCGTGCCGTTCACGTTGATCTGCTGCGACGTGATGAAACGGTCGTCGTCGGTGGCGTCGCCAACGATGACGGTGTTGCTGTTGTAGGCCGAGGTGCCGACCAGCTCGAAGGGGGTCTTCAAGTAGGTGGCGGCGGACTTCACGACGCTGTTGGCCGGCAGGGTAATCAAGGTGATGTCCTGCGCGGTGTTGTCGGTGCCTTGCGTCAGATCGGTGTGATCGATGACGAAGCGGTAGTTGTAGCCACGAGGACTCTCGTGGAGTGAGCGGAATGCGTTGGTTGTCATAATAGTGATTTCCTCCGATTAATCCGCGGTGCTGGCGATTTTGCCGTGAACCAAGGGGTTATCAACTTGGAGCGCAGCAATGGTGTCTACTATGCCTCGCGGGCCTCCACCGGCGTCGTCGAGCGGCATGTAGCGCGGGCGACGGTTGTAGCGGATGCTGACGCCGTCCATGTCGAGCAGGTAACCGCGACGCAGCTGGGAAGCTGTGACTTGGTCTTTAGCCAGGAACAAGGACGGTGTGAGGGCCAAGTCGCCAAAGTCGCCGGAAAACAGATCGATCTTTGCCGTGTAGGAAAGATCGGCGGCGTCTTGGTTGAAGAGGCGGACGGTGGCGCCGGTGTTGGTGCTGCCGAACTGGACCTGCTGGAAGCCGGTGAAGCGGCGTTTCAGCGTGGGTCCGCAGAGGAGCGTGTAGCTCTTGTTTTTGCCGCACTGTTCGTAGAGCGACTGGAGCAGCGCCTGGATGGTGCCATCCGTGATGCTGTTGGTCGCGGTCGTGCTGATCGAGGCAGCGGGTGTGCGGTAGGCAGCGGGAACGGCGGTAGCCGAATCACTCTGCGCACTGTTGCTGATCCAGCTACCCAGGCCCCTAGTTTTGAAGGGGGTGGTGCCGGATTGTTCGGTGCTGTCCTGGTCGGAGCAGAACACGGATTCGAGGTCACGTGCGAGTTCCTGCAAGGAGCGGGTCACGCTGCGAGCCATCTCGCGCTTGCGGCCGATGCCGGCGACCTCGGAAACGGATTCCGCGAGATCGTCGACCTTGGGCAGACGCCACATCTTTTGGATGCGGCCGTAGAGGCGGGCGCGGTTGGCAGCCTGGTTGGAGAACGTGGTTGCGTCCTGGTTGGAGAGCACGCCGTTGAGTTGCGGCTCGTTCATTGCGTCGACAAGCCAGCTGAAAAGCGGGTTGGTCGGGTCTTTGGATTTTTTCGCCATGGAAAGCAGCGGTGTGCTTTTCTGGTCGGCGACAGCAATCAAATCGGCGAGGTCCTCGCGGGCGCCAATTTGTTGCGTGATGAGAAGTTCAGCCATTGTAGTTGGTTTTCTAAATGTTGGTTTGGAATCTTGGTTGGAAGTGCATCACACGATGCTTTCCATGAATGCTTCGAGGGCGTTGCGATCGCCTCGGGCCTTGAGCGCGGTGTCGGCCTTTTGCCGCAGGGCCGCGCTCGAATTTGCAGATACTTTGGGACTGGCGCTCGGAGTCGGGGTTTTCGGCACCTTGTCGGTGGCCGCCGCTTTCGTCGCCGGTGATTTTTTGGTCTTGTCGGCGGATGCTCGCTTTTGCATCTGCTCGACACGTGCCATGCGCAGTTGTTGTCCCGCAAACGCGTCGCCTACGATGAGTTCCCAATTTGGGAAGCTGACGATGGTCGGATATTGCTTGAGCGTGGCCTGGAGGAATTGATGGGCGCTGGTCCCGTTCTGGAAGAATTCGGGATAGAACGCTTTGGCTTCCGGGAGCGTTTGCTCGCGGACGCGGATGTATTCCTGCTGGCGTGGGCCGGCTTTGACTAAGGCTCGGGCGTTGGCGCGGATTTGTTTGACGGCGTCGGAGTCGTAATACTTCTCCTCGCCGGCAACCGTTACCGTGCCGCCGTCGCGGTGGTCGTCGGTCCAATCAAGGACCGCTTGGGCCTTTGCAATCTCCGCCTCGAGGGCGGCTGCGTCTGTGAAAGAACTGAGCGGGTTGGCGGGGTCCTGGATGATGACCGGTGGCTTGGCGTCGGCGGCGGCTTTCGCGTCGGCGAGCTGGGCCTTGAGGTCGTCGAGCTGCTCGAGGGCTTCGCGTTTTTGGGCGGTGAGCTTGTCGATGCGTTGCTGAACCTTTGTCGGAGCTTCGGGCTCTTCGGCCTTGGCTTCCTCGTCGGTCCCCTCGCCTTCCTCGTCGGATGGCTCGGCGTCGGTCTCGTCGGTTTTTTCTTCGGTGTCCCCGGCGTCTTCGGCGGCTGGCTCGGAGTCTGGCTCTTCGTCGGCTGCTTCGGTTCCGCTGGTTTCTGCGTCTGGCTCGGGCGTTGCGTTGGTCGGCTTGGCGAACTGGACGCCGAGATGTTCGGCGATGTCTGCGAAGTCGATGTCGGTGACGTCCGGACCGTTAGTTTGCACCTTGTCTGTGGTGTCTGTTGCCATGGTTAGTGGGTCCAAGTCCCGGCAGCATTGATTGCGTGCGCCGTAGATGACGCGCCGCTTGCGTGGCCAATGCAGAATGCCGTTCGCATGCAGGGGGAATTACGGCGACGGTGGGCGGATGGCAAAGGGGTGCGGTCACAAAGCACCGCAATGCACTGCAAAGCACTGCAAATTGTGCCGCGAAGCGGCACAGTTGGCAGTTTTCAGTTGGCAGTTTGCAGCAAAGGCGGCGGACGGCTGGGCCAGCCGTCCCTACCGGGAGCCGTAGACGGAGATGTAGAGGAAGCCGATGTTGCCGAGGGTGTAGCCGGTGAAGGCGATGCCCATGCCTACTTGGCCTTCGCGGAAGAAGCCGATTGCCGTCAATACGTAGCAGATGGTGCAGATGAGGAGCGGGGTGAATGTCATAGCCGGTAGCCTAACGTGGTGAGGATCGTGGTGAGTTCGCGGCTTCTTTGGTCGATGACTTCCTCTGCCATGTCGGGGAAGGCGGCGTGGAGGAATTCGTGGAGTTCGACTCTGAGGCGTTTGCGGCCGACTAGGCGGCGGTCGATCAGGATGCGGTGGCCGGAGCTGTTGTCGCCGGGCTCAGGAGTGAAGGCGTAGCCGTCGGCTTTGCCTTTCAATCGGACGTATTTCCAGGGCCATGACCGGCTGGCGATGCGGAAGCGGTGCTGCATGGCGGCGGGCGGACGGCTGGGCCAGCCGTCCCTACCGGGGGGTGAGGCGGTAGTGGGGGACTTTGCGGGCGACTTGCTCGAGCTGGATGGTGAAGTCTTGGCGGTCGGCTTGGCCGGTCTTGACCATTTTGCGGATGCGTTGGCTGATGGTGACGGGGGCTTTGCCTACTTCCGCGGCCAGATCGGCGACGGTGAACCAACCGGGGGGGACGACGTCGAGATCGACCCTGGGCTGGGTGAGTTGCTGGCAAAAGTTGGAGAGCGAGGATTCGATTTGCTCGGCGGTGATCTTCGACTTTTTGCTCATAGATGGGTCACTTTGGGCGCCGGGGGGTTGTAGAAGATGTGATGCGGGCTCGGCAGGGCGCCTTGGGGTTTGCCGCGCCAATCCAAGATCAAGAGGCTGGGACGCGGGATGCTGTCGGGGACGACCTTGTGTCCGTGGCGGGTCAAGAATTGCCATCCGCCGGTGACGCCGATCATGCCGCTGCCGTCGCTGTAGACGCCGCCGCAGTGGCGGTGTCCGCGGAGGTAGACTTGGGCGACCGGGTGGCCGGCGCGGACGGAGTTGAGGCGGGCGTTGCCGAGGGTGATCGAAAGGGCGCTGGCTTCGAGGTAGGCGCGGGAGGTGGCGCCGATGTGGTGGGTGGCGTCGATGGCGCAGCCGTGGATGTTGATGAGCCACTTCTCGCGGGCGACTTCGTCGCGGGCGCCGATGAGCCTGGCGAGGTAGCTCTCGACATCGTGGGTATGACATTCGGTGCCTTTGACGACGAAGGTGGCGGCGGCTTTCGACGTGAGCGGCTTTAAGGCTTCGGCGGCCATGGCGCAGTGGTTTTCGATCAAGCTGGCAACGACTTCGGGGCTGCGATGGTGGATGCCTTCGGTGGCGTCGCCGTTGACCAGGACGGCGTAAGGATCGCTGCCGGCGATGGTGGCGACTTGGCTAAGGGCATTTTGCCAGCATTCCCATAGCCAACGCTGATGGTGGTTCTTGCCGAAATTGATGGTGTTTCCAGCGAGGTTCTCGCTGTCGGGCGGCATGAGACCGACGGTGCTGCCGCAGTGCAGATCGGAGCAGACGACGAGGATCGACGGCTTTTTGTCGGCTTTCTTCTTGGGCATGCGGTTAGTTTGGGGAAGGCGCAGTGGGTTGAATGTGACCGCTTACCTGCGCGATTTCCCGGTGCATAGATGAAGGAGCGGGGCCGTCCGTGGAATAGATCCGGAGAGCAGTGGCGACGCCATGCTTTGACTTGTTTTTGACGCGTTGCCTTTGATCCATGCGGGGGGAGCAATGCGGGGGCGGCTGATGAATTGCGAGTCGTTGCGGCAGCAAAGCACCGCAATCCACTGCAAAGCACCGCAATTAAAGGCCCTGCGGGCTGGCTATGGCGTCGGCGCGGCGAGCGGCGAGGTCTTCCTTGAGGGAAAGGATGGCGTCCATGCCGCCGGCGGTGTGGGCGAGAAGGCTCGGTTGCTGCGCGGTTTGCGGTGCGCGGACGATTGCCTGGGCATCACCGATATGCTCGTCGATCACGGCCATGATGGCCGCCCAGAGAGGCGTGCTCTCCGGGACGGCCAAGGCGCCCCGTTTCTCTTTATCGGTCAACGTAGGGACGTCGATGCGGATGGTTCTTCGAAACAAGTTTCTCATAGTTTGCAGTATTCAGTTGGCAGTTAGCAGTATCAGTTGGCTTGCGTCCGCAAGCCTGTCTCGCAGACTCGGCTGGCAGCAAGAAGGGTCATAGCGTGGGTTCGGGGAGGCCGAACGCTTGCAGGACGTCGATGCGTCGAAAGCGGCGGTATTTGATGCCTTTGAGCCGGACGGGTTTGAGCAGTCCGGTTTTGAGGTATTTGCGGTAGGTATTGACGTCGTCGGGATCGAGCCCGAGCAGGTCCATGACGTCGCGGCGTTTGAGGATTTGTTTGCGCATGCGCGAGTTGAGGGTTGAGGGTTGAGAGTTGAGGGATTGGAGATTGGAAATTTGAGATTGGAAATTTCAGTAGCTGCCTAGGGGTTGGAAGCTAAGGTCTGTGTTGTCGTGGTAGCTGGCGCCGCTTAAGACGAGGTATCTCAGGACGTCGATGGCATCTTTTGTTCCGGAGGTTTTGGGCCCCGTCCCCGTGTATTGGCTGAGGGCGAAGATGAGGTTTTTGCAGTTGCTGGTGACATACAGGGTCGGTTGGTTGAGGGCGCCGATGGGCTGGCTGTCGTCGTAGCTGAGCCAGTTGATAATCATCGTCACGCCTTCGGCGATGCCGTCGCCGGGGGCGGCGGTGAAGTGGAGGCCGATCTCGCTGCATTCTTCGATGAGCGTGGTCGCGCCTTCCCTGGCGACGGTGGCGGCGTTGCCATACCGGCTGTCCATGATGCGCTCGAAGATGACGAAGTCTTCGGCGTCGCGGGCGTGGCGGGTTTCGATGTTTTCGATCTCGAGTTTGTAGTGGCTTAACCCGAAGCCGAAGCTGCGCTGGGCGTCGCCGGCAATGCCGTCGGGGTTGTTGCCGCCGGGGACGGCCCAGGGGCCGGGGAGGCCGACGCCGGGGACTTCGCGGACCTGGCTGGGCCATTCGTCATAAACGAAGCAGCGGCCGGCGGCGTCGAATCGCGCCCAGATCATGAACCAGTTGCGGCCGGAGCACGGGTCGACGACTTGGTAGTTGACGCCTTTTTTCGGCACGCGGTCGGGGGGGATGACGTGGATGTTGGTGTTGAAGTTGACGAACATGTTGGCGGCCTTTTTCGTGGGGACGCCGTAGGCTCGCATGAGAATGCGGTCTTTGGGGGACTTGATGAGCTCGGTCTTCATCGCGTCGTAGTTGCCGAAGGGGTTGTCGGCGGTGTGGAAGTAGACGACGCGGGCGGTGGGCTTGGCGCATTGCTGGACGCGGGGGACGCGGATGGGGCGGCCTTTAATGTCGAGGACGAGCTCGGCTTCCGTATCCTCGAGGGTGATAGCACCGGCGAGGTATTCGGCAACGGTGTCGGTGTAGCCGAGGACGGGCGTGAAGCCGACGGCGAGTTCGCCGTTGCGGGTGATGAGGCGGAAGCGGAGGGCTTCGATCCACTCGGGACTGACGAGCTCGTCGGCCCAGCAGTAGGTTAATTCGGCGCCTTCTACGGCTTTGACGTCCATGGAGTAAAATTTGAACCAGCACTGGCTGCCGTTCGGGAGGACGAAGGAGTTTTCGGTGAATCCGCCTTTCTGCGAGTAGGTGATGTTCGTGACGACGCCTTTGCGGAGCTTGCCAGAGGCGGCGGGTTTCCATTCGGCGGGCAGGTATTCCCAGATGTAGGGTTGCTGGTTCTGGATGCTGGAGGCTTCGGTGGATTGCAGGCACCAGACTTTGGCGCCGGGGGTATTGACCAGGATCTGCACGGCGCGGCGGGCGAGGTAGCGGGATTTGCTGGCGCGGTTGCCGCCGAGGATGAGGAGCTCGGTGACGCCTTTGGGGAATTGCTCGCGGAGCTCCGCGAATTGGCGGTCGGCCGTGGACCAAACGGGCAGGACGGCGCCGTAGCGGTAAGGATCTTCGATCTCGAGGCGGATGCGCTCTTCGAAAAGTTTGTGGAATTCGACGAGCTGATCCGGGGTCATGCGGCGGACGCCGTCGTCGAAGCGGACGAGGACGTTGCCGGCGGGGTCGCGGCCGAGGATTTCGGGCGCCTTATGGATTTGGTGCTGGGTGAAAATCACAGATGGGAGATTTGAAATTTCAGAGGGCTGAGGCGGCCGTGACGATTTGCTCTTCGATATCTTCCCAGTTTTCGGGCGCTTCGGGTTGATCCCACTCGATGCGGGTGGGGCCGCGTTCGTCGGCAGCAAACGTGATCGTGCCGGTGTATTCGCCATGCTGCCACGCGTAGCGCGACGGGCTTTCGGTTTGTTCGATGGTTGTCATTTCTCTACGTGTAAAATTTGCCATGCGAGAGCAGCCACTGCTGGAACTTGTCCGTTTCCAACGGACTTAATGCGGTCCAACCAACTGGCCATCCCATGACCCATTCCGGCAACTCGGGGCAGTAGTCCGGTCCGGAAATCGTGACATTCACCAGGCCCTTCATATTCACAGTTTGGGCAGCCGTATTTGCCCAGTTGGTCGTCGAAGATATGCCCGCATTTCTCACAAGATCGAAAAGCAACATCGGCAACCGATCCAATCGTGTCTTGCCGTCCTTGCGTTCCGTCCCCATGCCCAAGGTGTCCTTCCAATCCCGGGCGGTAGGCGTTGGAAGCGTAGAACCATAACCGCTTGCGTTTATGACCAAGTCCGACAGCGTCAGCTCCCAAAGTGATCCATCGGCATGCATACCCGAGGCGGGCAAGCTGGAAGACAATTTGCTCAAGTCCGCTTGTTCGGAGAGCAGGTGAGTTCTCACCGAAAACATAGGCAGGGCGAACCTCGCCAATAATTCGCAGCATCTCGCGCCATAAACCGGACCTGTCACCCCCAAGGCCCTCGCGTCCCCACATTGCTCGCGCAACGCTGATGTCTTGGCAAGGAAAGCCCCCCGATACCACATCAACAAATCCGGCCCAGGGTCGCCCATCGAAGGATCGGACGTCATCCCAAATTGGAAAAGGCTCAAGGATTCGGTCGTTCTGTCGTGCCAGCAATACGCTTCGGGGATATCGCTCGATTTCAACGGCGCAAACCGTTCGCCATCCGTGGAGGACGCTTCCAAGTATTCCTCCACCAGCGCCTGTGAAAAGTGCCAGCTCATTCACTTTGTTTCCATTCTTTCGGGAGGTCGAGGTCGAGGATCATGGGAGAGTTGGCAGTTGGCAGTCGTCAGTATCAGTTGGTTTGCTCTGCAAACCTGTCTCGCGGACTCGGCTGGCAGTGGGCAGGGGCCAGGCGCGGAGGTGGCCGTAGTCGCGGGGTTCGCTGACGCTGGCGGATTGTCCGCAGATGTCGCAGGTGCCTTCGTGCCACGTGGCGATGTGCCCGGCGGGCATGCCGCGGCCGTGGGTCTGTCCACACGGGGCGCATATCCAGTCGGGATACGACGGGGACTTGCGGAAGATCGCGTCGTAGTTCGCGGCGTATCGCTGCGGGTCGACGGGTCTTGGTTTGCTGCCTTTGCCCATGAGGGAGTTGAGGGTTGAGGGTTGAGAGTTGAGGGAATTACCAAGGCTGCTCCCCTGCCCCTTCGGGCTCGGCAGTGAGTTCGCGCTGGGGTTCTTTGATTTTGATGAAGCCGCCGATGAATTTGACGTCGGTTTTCGTGACGCGTTTCCAGGCGGTGAGTTTGTATTCGGCTTGGGTGCCGTCGGGTAAGGTCAACAAGGCGGTGCCGCTGAAGTCGGGATGGTTGCCGTCTTTTTTGAATTTGTTCGGGAATAGGGTCCAGGTGTCGGGTTTGGGTTGGTATGACATAAAGAGGTAGGAAGGTGGGAAGGTGGGAAAGTTGGCAGTGGTCAGGAGTCAGTTGGCAGAGGTGGCTTTGACGAGTTTGACGCTGAGGTCGTAGACGGGGACTTGGCGGACGGTCTTGACGACTTTGACGATGTGCGCAGGCGCGGCCCACGTGGCGCGGTCGTCGGGTTTCACGGGGTCGGTGGCGTAGTGCTCGAGCACCTCAAGCGCGTCGCGGACAAGCCAGGCTTCGGCTGCGGCGATGGTGGCGAACGGGCCCGCGGGGCTCACGGACGGCGTCATCTTGATGCCATCGGTGTCGATGACGAAGTAGGTGTGTTTGCTCATGGGTTTGTTGGTTTTGCTGAATACTGAAGACTGAAGACTGAAAACTCCGGGCGGTTAGTCCGCCCGGTCTATTTGGTCGAAGAGTTGGAGGAGGTCGTCCATGGCGGCGGTGCGGGCGCTTTGGATGATGAGCATGCGCTCGTGGTTGCGGAGGGCGCGTTCGTCTTCGGCGGCGCGGGCGGCCGCGGCCTGGGCGCCGTGCTTGCTGTAGGCGGTAGCGGCGGCAGACTTGAGTTTGTAGACGGCTTCGCGGGCGAGGCTGGCTTGTTTGCAAAGGCGTTCGTTGTGCTCGCGCTCGACTTGCCAGCGTCGGGCCCAGGTCTCGCTGGTGTTTAACTCGGCATTGATGCGTTGGATTTTTTCTTGGTGGCTCATTTTTTTGCGAGTTGAAGGCCCATTCGGGCCAAGGCGCTTTCAATGACTGCGACCGTTTTCTTGCCGCAGTTTGGAATTTGGAGAAGTTGCTTCTTAGTCAGCTTGACCAGCTCGCCGATTGTTTGTGCGTCGATATGACATAACGCATTGCAGGCGCGTTGGTTGATTCCTGGCATGCCGAATATGGTGTAATTAAGGCGTTGGTCTTTCATGGGTTAGTTCCCGTCGGGGTCGTTGAAGTTTTTGGGTTGGTAGGTTTGGCGTTCGGCTTTGTTGTTGCTGTAGAGCTTTTCGGTGCTGCTGCGGAATTGGGTGATCTCGGCGTCGAAGTGCATTTCGATGCGGCCGACGGGGCCGTTGCGTTGCTTGGCGAGGATCAGGACGGCTTTGCCTTTGTCTTCTTCTTTATGACTTACTCGTTCGGGGCGGTGCAAAAGCGCTACGACGTCGGCGTCTTGTTCGATGCTGCCGCTTTCGCGGAGGTGGCTGAGCTTGGGCTCGGCTCTTTCTTCGGCGTCGCGGTTGAGTTGGCTCAGGGCGATGACGGGGACGCCTAATTCTTTGGCGGTGGCTTTGAGGCCGGAGCTGATTTCGTCGATCTCGAGGCGGCGGTCTTGGGCGGCGCGTTTGGTGCTGCCTTTCATCAACTGCAAGTAGTCGACGATGAGGAGTTTGACGCCGTGCTTGGCGACGGCGCGGCGGGCTCGGGCGCGGAAGGCGGCGATGCTCAAGGCGGGGGTCTCGTCGAGATACAGGGGGGCGTCGACGATCTCGCCGACCTTGCGGCCGAGCTTGGCCATCTCATCCTTTGACATAAAGCCGTCGCGGACGCGTTGGAGTTTGACGCCGGATTGGGTGCAGAGGACGCGTTCCATTAATTCTTCGCCGGTCATTTCTAGGCTGAAGAGGGCGGTGGGGACTTTGTCGGTGAGGCAGGCGTGTTCGGCGATGTTGGTGGCGAAGGCGGATTTGCCCATGCTGGGGCGGGCGGCGATGATGATGAGTTGGCCGGCCTTGAGCCCGCCGGTCATGCGGTCGAGGTCGCTGAAGCCGGTGGCGATGCCGATGGGTTTGCCGCGCTTTTTGTGGGCGAGTTCGATGCGGGTGGCGGCGGCGTCGACGGCGTCGGCACAATGGACGAGGCCGGATTGCTTGGTCTCGAGGCGGAGGTCGAGGAGCATTTTTTCGCTGGCGTCGAGGATGTCGTCGGTGGGGCGTTGGAAGTTGCGGCTCTCGAGGACGAGCTCGAGGCCGATGCGGTGGATCTCGCGGCGGCGCCAGTAGTCGCGGAGTTGGTCGGCCCAGTGGGTGAGATTCCCGGCGATGCGGGTGTATTCGCTGGTGATGTAGCCGGGGCCGCCTTCGATCTTGGCGAGCTCGCCGGATTGGCGCCAGGCCTCGGTGTAGGTGAGGAGGTCGAGGGGTTGGCGTTTGTGGGCGATGTCTTTGAGGAGGAGCCAGGCGGTCTTATTTACCGGGGCGAAGAACCAGTCGTCCTGGACGAGTTCGAGGGCGGCGTCGAGGGAGGGCTGGCCGCCGTTGAGGACACTGCTGATGAGGGAGGCTTCGGCTTCGTGGGACCAAAGCGGGATTTGGGTGTTGTCGGAGGTCATGGTGGAAGAAGGGGAAGTTGGCAGTTGGCAGTTGGCGGTTGGCAGGGATTGGAGATTGGAGATTTGAGATTTGAGAGGGTCAGAGTTCGGAGGGGGTGGCGGTGGTTTTCAAACGGGCGTATGATTCGAGGGCGGTGCCGCGGCTGTGCCAGGCGTGGCTGTCGATGGTGCCGCAATCGCGGAGGCAGGCGGCGAGGAAGGCGGCGACTTCTTGCCAGCGTTCGAGCTGGGCCTCGAGGTCGACGATCTTTTTGCGGCGCATGTCGGCGATCTGTGCAAGATGGTCTTGGTCGGTCATCGCTGGTTCCTCCGGGCTTGGCGTTGGAGTTTGCGGAGGCGGAGGCGTTTGACGCGCTGGCGGCCGTGGAAGTTGGTGGCGGCGGTGCCGGGGGTGGTGCGGCGGCCGCGCATGGTGGTGCGACGCCATTTGCGGAAGGTGGTGGTGGTGAGACCGATCTTCTGCTTGTAGTGCCGGAGGGGTGAGCTGGTGTGTTTCATTGCAAGTCGGGGTCGAGGGCTTCGCTGCGGGCGTCGATGGCGCGTTGGGTTAGTGGGGCGCAGAGTTTCAGGGCATACTCGAGCCGTTCGATGCGCTTCGCGGCTTTGTCATAGAGCTCGGCGAGTTGGATGCTCGTCGGCGCCGTGGGGAAGTCTTTGGGGAATTTGTTCATCGGAGGATGAGGGCGAGGCCGAGGGCGGTGTAGATGGCGAGCGCGGCCAACAGGAGGAGGCCGGTGCGGAGTTGGGTGCGGGTTTTGTTTGTCATAGGGGGGTTGCTCCTGCCTGTTTCATGAGGTGTGAACATGCACGTCCCGTCCGCGGATCTCCCGCGGCACCATGGGTCAGGGGCAAAGGTATGGGGTTAAACCAGATGGCTTCCTGGATCTTGCGCTTGAGGCGCTTGTAGGCGCGGAGCTTGTGCCAGGCGGGGCTGCTGGCGTGCCAGCCGGCGCAGATGGGGCAGTGGTAATGGCGCATGCCGGGCTGGTCGCGTTGGGCGTCGGCGGCGCGGGCGTAGCGGACTTTGCGGCTGCACATGCGGAAGGCGGTCTGTAGGGCGCGGCTCATGGATGGCGGGGGCCGTTGTCGTCGTCGAAGATGGTGGCGAGGATGATGGCGAGGAGGCCGAAGAGCAGGATGTAGGCGAGGACGGGGGCGATCATGCGGCCTCCTTTTCGGCGAGCTGTATGGCGGACAGGATCTCGGTGCGGAGGCTGTCGGGGACTTGGGACCAGGTGCTGTAGACGGACGGGTCGCTATCCGGATAAAGGGCGTGGAGGACTTCGCGCCAGAGGTCGTCGGGCGGGGCGCCCCCGTCTTTTTCTTTTTTTGCGGAATCGGGATGCAGACCTTGGCGTTCGCAATAGCGGGCGGCTTTGGTGAGTTCGCCGGACCAGTTGTTCAGCAATGTGCTGAGGTCTTGGCGGCGGTAGTCGTCTTTGGAGGGGATGACGTCGGCGTAGTAGGCTTCGAGGCGGGACCATTCGGCGGCGGATGTGGCGGCGACGGCGGCCTTGGCGGTTTTCCATGCGCGGGCGGAAGATCGGTCGAGCGGGGTGCCGGGGCGCATGCGGAAGAGGGCCATGGCGCGGAGGAGATGAGCTGGCTTTTCTTCGGCCGGAGGCTCAGGGTTTTCGTCCCCTTTGGGGACTATAGGGGTATTACTTTCCTTTCCCTGTTCCTGCGTCGATTGATCGTCGAGGGGTCGTCGACCGTTCGTCGAAGATTCGTCGAGCGCATATTGCTTAAGACGAGAGGGTTGCGGACGGTCGACGCGTTGGTGTTTGCGGAAGTGGACGACTTGGCCGATGGGGCGTTCGAGGGTGCCGCAGAGGGTGATCCAACCGCTGCGCGAGAGCTCGTCGAGCATTCGTCGAACATTCGACGAATCTTCGCGGAAGAGGACGGCGCCGCGGATGTAGTCGGTGTCGGCGCTGAAATAACCTTCGTCGTCGGCGAGGTTGAGGAGGCCGAGGGCAAGGATGCGGGTGTCGTAGGGGAGCCGGGACATGACGGGGTGTTGCCAGAACTCGGGTTTGATGGTGCGGATTCTCATGAGGGTCGGGTGTTCTTTTTGCGGCCGAATTGGAGGGGCTTGCGGAAGGGGCTCTCCCAGGTGATGCCGCGGCGTTTGGCCCAGGCGTTGAGGGCGCGGTTGAAGGCGGCGCAGTCGAGCTGCTCGTAGCCGATGGTGCCGGGTTCTATTTCCAAGGTGCGGCCGTTCATTTTTTTCACGGGCGGTTGGCGAGGCGGGTGAGGATGGTTTTCCAGCCGAAATAGCCGACGAGCTGGCGGCGGCCGTCGGTCTCGCGGAGGATGACGGGGGGTTTGGCGGCGCGGTGGGGCGCGGGCTGGAGTGGGTCAGGCTGTTTTGTGGTCATGGGCGTGGCGTTCGTGTTTGTCCATGGGGCGCCAGCCGAGATTCGTCAGGAGCCAGGTCATGATTTTTTGGGTTTCGTAGAAGCAGCCGGAGCAGAGGTAGCCGACGTCGGTGAGGAAGCCGGCGCGGCGGGGACAGAGGCAGCACCATTGGGGGTGGTCGAGGTCGTTCATCGGAAGCGGGGCTGACTGCGGTGGACGGCGGCTTCCCATTCGCCGTAGTCATTGCGGTGGACTTCGAACTGCTCGCCTTGGCGGTAGTAGCCGGTGTCGCGGACCAGGACGGCGTGCTCTTGGCCGTTGATCGTGCAGCTGAGGCGCTTGCGGTTCGGGAGGTTGCGGGAGCGCAGAGCCGTCGCCATGGTGGGCGCCGGTGCGGTCCCGATCCCCTCGCCCGGCCGCCACTCTTCTTTTTTTTCGGGTTCCGCTATCGGAGCATTGTCTGGCTCCAAAGGCTGCTGCTGGGCCTGCTGCCGGCGCTGGCGCAGCATCTCAGCGACCTTCGTGACTCCCGTGCGCGTCAACACTCGGAGCCCCCCTTCTTTTTTGCTGTAGTCCGCCCCTTCGGTGAGGAGCCCTTCTTTTTCGGTGGTGTGCGTTTGCATAGA